TGTGCTCTTCCGATCTGGGGACACAACGATAACTTTACCACCAGTAGATAGTGATGCCATACAAGCAGCCCAGAAATCACCATCAGCCTCAATAAACGCAGCCTCATCAAAGACAAGAATTGTTGGTGTATAACCTCTAAGCGCATCTCGTGATGTTGCAACAGCTTTTACTTCACAACCATTTGTTAACTTATAATGTCTTTGTGAATTTTTATCAGCAGAAAATCCAGTACCAACCCATTTGGGCCATTGATCTACAAAAGCCCTAATTTTGTTTGCCATTTCCATTGATGTATCAAGTTTGTTGGCAATAATTAGTATTTTTTCTGGTTTTTCTTTTTTTGCAAAAACAAGTCTTTTTGATATCCATGCTGCCGTTACAGTAGAAACTCCAGCTTGACGATACTTTAATGCAATATTTTCTTCATAATCTTCATAATCGGTAAGTAATGACACCTGATCTGGAAATAACTCCAAAGGTACGTATTTTGATACTGTGTTATCATATGTTTGTAGATACGTTCTTAATGCGTATGAGGTATCTTTCATACACCTTACATACTCAAGCATTATTTGTTCTTTTGATAAACTCATAAAGATATTTTAATATAAATATCAAAACCCCCAGTTATTTTCATAAAGGGGGTTTTGTTTGATAATATATTATTTTTTTATAAACCTAGTTTTGTTAAGATGTCATCACCATCGTCATCATCGTAGTCATCATCATCGTCATCGTCACTTTCTTTATATTTTTTGTAGTTAGCTTTTGCTTGTTGTAATAACTCATTAAACTTTTTCTTTGCTTTTTCATTATCTGATGAATTATCTGAAATAACATTTGCAATTACATTTTTTAAAAATTCTTCTGCTGGAATACTATAAAGTAGTTGTTCAAAGAAAGGAATGTATTTTTTACCTTCGTTATCTAAAGTTAATTCGTCTGGAAGTAAAGTTCTTAATTTTCTTACAAGTTCACCACCAACACGAAAATTCATTGGCTCATTTTGCATTGTATCTGTTTGACTAATAACTTGTGTTGCCATTTCTGGATCCATATCTTTCCATTGTGCTCTTGCTTGAACCATTGAAAATGATTTGAATAATTCGTGAAGTAAGATTGGGAAAATAAGACCGTTTGCAAAATATGTATCAACGTCATTTTCACCATCACTATCATCAAATTCTTCGTCGTCGTCATCTTCATCACTATTTGATTCTGGCATCTTACCCGCAGCACCAGCTGCATTTCCACCAAGAGCCTCAATTAAGTCTTCATCGGTAAAATACATTAAATCGTTTGCACCTAAGATTTTATTATAAAGTGGGTATAATCTTGGGTCAATCGCATCTAATCTATCTTTATACATTTGATATGAAAATTGACCTCTTTTACCTTTACCTTGTATTAACGCGTTTATAACATTTCTTTTTTCAATTTCTAATTGTTTTTGTTCTTCTGGTGTAAGTTCATCAATATCAAATGAAAAGTTTGGGGGTAATGGAAGTTTTTGTTCTTTTTCTGGTTTCATTTTAAACATACTTGGGTCAATTCTCTTTTCACCCAGGTATGTTAACATATTAACAAAATCAAATTCATATACAACACCACCATCTTTTCTTTTCTTAATAACCAACCCCTTTTCAATTGCTTGTTCCATATTATCAGAATAAGGTAACCAACCTTCTTCTTTTGCTGCAATTTCAACGGCCAAATCCCTTAATTGTTCTTTATAGTCAGGTTCAAGTCTCATAGCTTGGCTAACCGCTTGCATTTGTTGTCCCTGTATTGCCATTTTAACTTGCGGACTTGTAACATTTTGTTCTGTACCAAAATATCTTTTTACATAATCAACAACTTCTTTAAATCTTTTACCAGTAATTTTTTCAACATCTGAAACACCACCTCTAAAAGCTCTATTTTTTGCATATAATCCTTCTGGGTCCTCAATTCGTCTTTGGATTTTTGGGTCCATTCTTTCTGGGTAATCACCATAATCAACTGGTGCTTCCTTTACTATTTTTCTTATAAGTCTTTCTAATTCTCTATTTCCCATTTTTTATTTTCTTAATATTGATGTTATTGCAGACATAAAATCATTTTTTTGGTCTTCAGCTTTTGGTTGTTCTTGAACACCTGGATTTGGGTCTTTAAAAGGGTTACCTTTTCTTCTTGTAGGTGTTTTAGTTTTTTCCCTTTCCTTTGTTCTTTCTTTTTCCCTTGTGTTTGCTTTTGGTTGTTCCTCAACACCTGGATTAGGGTCTTTAAAAGGATTTTTTCTTGTTGGTGTTTTAGTTCCCGGTTTAGTTTTAGTTTTTTCCTTTTCTTTTGTGTCTTCATCCAATTCTTTTCCCATACTAAACATTTTTCCTATTGGTTTTTTCATCATACTTTCTTTTGTTTCTTTTTGAAACATAGTATTTTTTTTCGGATTGCTCAACATAAATTTTTCTGACTTATCAACCTTTTCTTGAATTGTTCTTAATAATTCACCTTTTGTCATACTAGGTTCAATATGTTTTTCAATCATATTGAATATTTGTTCTTCTAAATACTTTTCATAATTTTCGTCTGTATTTTTTCTTGTTTTTCTTTTTACAGTTTTTTCTGGATGTTTTTTTTCTGGCATATCTTTATATTGTTTTTTTGATGTACTATCGGAAAATTCTTTAGCCATTTCACACCATTTCTTTTTCTTAACACCTTTACTTGTATTACATTTAGCCCAAAAAAATCCTTGTTGTGCTTTTGATTCAAATTTTTCTTTAATCTCTTCCTTAATAGCGGGACCCTTAGCGCCCGTAACAACCTGTACTTTATTTGTCCCTGTTTGTTTTCTAATCTCAACTCCACCAGTGGCAGGGTCGTTAGGTACTGCCATACCTTTACTTAAATCAGTATCATCTAAAGTTGTAATAGTTTGAGATACTTCTTGTGTTGTTGCTTCTTTAGTTTCTTTTGATTTTCCTTTAAATAAAGGTTTTGCTATTCTGTATAATTCCCCAGCCATTTTATTAAGTTTAGAACCATTTGGTGATTTTGCCCAATAAGCAAGTCCTTTAATTTTATCTAAAACTTGTTCATCAGAAAAATCATCTGGATTGTCTCCTAAACCTAAATCTACTTTATTATTTTTAATAAAAGCTTTCATAGCTTTCATAGAGTCTTTTTTTGCTTGCTCGACATCACCCATAGGCTTAAAAAATTTTTCAGCTAATAATTTAACTTCGTTTGGTTTCATTTTAGAAATTGTACTAAAATGGAATCCATTTTCTAATAATATACTGACGTTTCTGTTAGTTTTCATAAACAACTTTTTTTTCAAATTGTAACACAAGATCTCTCTCGTATAATTTATCTTTTACATCCTGTTCTTGGTCCCCATATTTGAAAACCAATCTTTTAACCAATGAAAAATCAATTTCATCTTCTTTTTCCCAACCTAGGGCAATAACACCGTCAATTGAATCTTGAACCGAAAAAACATCTGAATCTTGAACCAATTCCAATGCGATTTCATTGTGTGTTAATGTCCCAACTTTTTTTATATGTTCAACATCTGGTGGACTTGGGTATCCATTTGCTGGTCTTGCTTCCCAATTTTCACCCCAAACATCTTCCAAAGAGTCACTAAAAATAAATTCATAAATGTTTTCACCCTTATAGTTGGGTCCCAAACCATTTATGTATAATAAGTAACTCATATCACTAGTCCGTTGATTGTAACTTTTGTGTTAATAACCCCTTCTTTAAATACCAAACTTCCTTTATTAGTTTTTCCAATAAGAACCGAAATTGGATTTTTTTCCATATATTTTAATGCCATTCTTTCTTGTCTGATACTTTCAGAAAGATTTTTAACATTCATATAATTTGTTTCTTTTAATTTTTCGTATTTTTCTATTTTTTGTATTTTTTTCTTTTCTTCAGAAATAATTTCTTTTTTCTGTGTTGTAAAATATTGTGAAATAATTTTATCAACCTTTGATTCACTAAAAGTACCATGTGTTAAATGGTCATAGTTATGTCTTGGTTCTCTAGCGCCACGTCTAGTATATTCTTCGCCCCATTCACGGGTCGTATCTTTTAAGGCTTCTGCTGTTTGACCTATTACACTAGAATATATTGCGTCGCCAAGTGTTGCCATTTCACCTAAATCATATTCTGTCATTTCACCACCAGCAGGTGGTGGTGGAGGCAAAGCTCCTTCTTCTTCGTCAAATGTTGGTTCTGGTAATTCTTCATCACTTACTTCTTCATCTTCTATATCTTCATCTTGTTCTTCGTCACCTTCTTCATCAAAATCACCTTCTAATCTTGAAATAATTTCTTCTAAATCGTCGTCATCTAACAAATCAACGTCAAGAGCTGATAATATAGAATTTATGATGTACTTAACATCATTTGGATTCATATCATCTTCACTATTATATTTTCTAATTCTTTGTGCTAATTTACCTGTAAGTTTTTGAATTACTTTAAATGTAGATCCACCTTCTTTTTTTGATTTCCCTTCATCATCCGATTCTTCTTCATCGTCCATATCATCCATTGGTGGTGGGGGTAATTCTTCATCACCCATATCATCCATTGGTGGTGGTGGTAACCCTTCTTCTCCTCCAGTTGCAGTATCTGGTGGTGTCATACCTTCTCCACCCATATCGTCCATTGGTGGTGGTGGTAACCCTTCTTCACCCTCTGTCGCACTAGCGTCTGGTGGTGTCATACCTGCACCTCCCATATCATCCATAGGTGGTACTGCCGAAGCCGGGGCCGGTGCTGCTACTGGTTCTGGTGGAGGTAAAGCTCCTTCAGGTTCGGTTGGTTCAGCTTTTTTTTTACCAGGAAGTTTTAGTTTGAACTTTTTTTTTTGCTCGGTAAATAAAGACATACCCTCTTCATTTCCGTACATTTGATTAAAGTCTTTAGCCATAAGGTTTAACTTTTTCAATGCTTGTGAGTAAGAAGGAAAATATTTTCTATTTTGGATAGGTTCAATATAATCAGAATTAATATCATCATAACTTTCTTTGATTATATATCCCAATCTTTCTCTTACGATTGTATACGTTTTACCGTCAGCTAATTCAGCTGTATATTCTGTTTTTTTATCTTCATTTACTGGTTGTGGAATAGATTCGTTGTATCTGGCAATTTCCATAATTCTACGAATTTTATCCATTCCTTCCAACTTTTCACTTCCGATAGGTCTTAATCCTCCCATAGTATATTTTTTTGAATTAATTATTTTTCTTAATAAATATATCGATTATTAAGATTATTTTATTTTTTAATAAATTATTGATTCATAGATAACTTTTTATCTAGAATCTTTGTTGTAGAATCGTGTAATTTTTCTATATAACCATTTCTTCTTAAAATTTTAAAAACAAGGTTCTCTGTCGAATACTCACCACCCTTTTCAAGACCACACGTTCTATATTTTTTTAACTTATCTTTATATTTCTGAACCATTTTTTTTGCCGTACTTGCGTCGTCGTCTTTTATTGCGTCTAGCAAATCATCTATTATATTCATCCATTGTTTAGCCTTTCCTTTGATTAATTCTTTATCAATGGTTACATCTTCTTTTTCTGGAACGTTTGCCCACTCGTCAAATAATATTGAATAAACCCCACTTGAAAAATGTGATTCGGTTTCATTTTGGACATATAATTCAACCTCATAACCTTTTATTGTTATGTCGTGTTTTTGATTGAATAACATTTTTTTCAAGTTGAAAAGTTTTTCATATAGTTCGATTTGATTTTCTTGATATTGTTGAAAATTTGCAACAATGTGTAAATCAAAATCAGAATACTTTGACCAATTATAATTAGAAAGTGACCCGGTAAGGATTATATCAGTAACAACAATTTCAACATCCAAAAATTCAATAAATTCGTAAGCAATTTCAAGTAACCTTTCCCTTATTTCGGGTTTTAATTTTGGTTCTTTTTTATTACCTTCCCAAACTTTTGGGTTTAATTCATTTTGGGGTTCAAAACTTTTTAATAATTCTGTGTTCATTAAGTATAAATATTATGAAAATGAATTAACTCAATTTCTTATACTTAAAAGTTTTTGAAATGTTTGTATTTGTTGAGTTCGTATAAACG